AACGCACAGCACGGCGACGGCAACCCCGAGACCGTAAATGAAATCTGGACAAACGCTTATGGCGCTTTGACTGAATATCAAAAGCTATTTGGCGAGTTGTATAAGAATATCGACATCGGCAACAAGACTGGTGTTACGGAAGATAAGGGTGGTTGGGATGACTCCAATATTTCTGGAACAAATCCTGATAACAAGCCTACCACTCCCCCTAAGACCGACCCGCCGAAGAACACAAGCACTGCTCCGTCTTTATCTAAGGGCTCGACCATTCAGGTCAAGAAATCTGCCACACACTTCAGCTCCAAGAGCGGTGGTGTCAGAATGGCGTCGTTCGTTCCGGGCGGTTCCTATACGGTTTACCAGACAAGCGGCAACGAAGTCCTTATCGGTCGTAACGGCGTTTACACCGGCTGGATTAAGAAATCTGACATTGTCGGTTATGCGACCGGTACTCGTAACGCTACTGCCGGTCTTCACAGACTGGATGAGCTTGGTTCCGAATACTTATTCTCTTCGCAAGACGGTAATAAGTACAGGGTGCTGAACAGCGGCGATAAGGTTCTGAACGCTAAGGCGACAGACTTCCTTTACGAGTTTGCAAATGGCGGTGGAGAAATCTTAGAAAAGATTATAAAATCCGCCTTTGGCACATCTTTATTCGACCATATTCAGCCCGTTGTTAACCACAACGAGATTGATATGGGAGATGTTATCGTCCAGGGTAACGCCGATAATCGTACTGTGTCCGAGATTCGTAGAGCACAGAGAGACAATCTCACAGAAATGCTTAAGAGTTTGAACAAACTCAACAAATAACCGACTGCGTGGCTCCCTATTATGGGGAGCCCGCTTTAATTTATACACGATTTTATAGGAGGTGATATTGAATGATTCTTGACGGATGTCATTTCGCATACGGAGATTTCAATAGTCGTGAATACGGAATGATTTTTGCGCACTGCGACACCAGTTCGTTTGTTAACCTTATGGGTAATGTAAGTTCGTCTTCTTTCTTCAATAAGCGAAACAAAGTGCGACACATTGTGTCCGATAGCTTTGAAAATTCGCCTATCTCCTTTGAAGCTGAGATTATTGCCGACAACTTTGAAGCATTTACTCTTCAGCATAGGCGAGCTATTGAAAAGGCTTTGTTCAATAAACCAGACTACAGACGACTGTATGTCGATATGGACGACGACATTATGGGTGACAGCTATGAGTATGTCGATGGCTATCTTAAAAGACTGTACTTCAACTGTAGATTTATGAACCCTACGAAAATTGAAGACGGCAGAGGTCTTGTTGTTGGATATAAAGTAACAGTCGAGTGTGATAGCTGTATGGCGTGGCAGGATGCTGTCGAGAAAACATTTAGCATCCCCAGCAATGGAATTGTTAGTATCGATATTGACACCGACATAGGCGGATTTACATACCCAGAAGTCACATTATACATTGGTGCGTCCGGCGGTACTGTGACTATTTTCAATTCCACGGATGACGCTTCCAGATTAACAAAGTTTGGAAACCTCTCTCCCAATATTACCCTTATTCTCAAGGGTGATATCAATTATGTGTCTGGACAAAATTATGAGAAGTTTGAAAACCAGAACTTTATCAGACTTGTAGACGGAGCCAATATGTTAAGCGTAAGCGGCGATGTCTCGTCTATGAAAATTAAATGGCAAAATCGTCGGTTTTTATAAAGGAGGTGTGCTGACTTGTATGTTAGATATGACAGCCTAAATAGGCACGAGCCCTTGACGATGATTCTTTGCAATCCTGGTAGTGTATATTCAGAATCAAACTTTGCTCCGACAAAGGTAATCGGTATCTTAATTGATACATCTGAAGAGGAGCTCTGTATGAACTTCAACCAAGTGTCTGAGCTGAATTTCAGAGTTACAAGGGTACATCGTGAAGACCACGACGAAGATAACCATGCATATAACCTGTATAAGGCTATTCAACCACGCAGGCTTATCTATGTTGCTGGTATTGGTTATTTCATTATCTCCTCTATTGGCGAGGGATATGACGATGCAGGCAATCATTACAAGGACATCGTGGCAAGCTCTATTGAAATGGAGCTTCAAAACAGAAAAATTCCTTACATTGCTGACAGTACATACAGGTTCTTGTCTGATGACGCAAATAACACAACAGGTCTTTTGGAAATGCTTGTAGCAACAATTCCATTATGGACTATCGGCTATGTAGATAATGCGGTTGCATCAAAGTTCCGCACTTTCGAGGACATCGATACGAGCTTAAATATGCACGCATTTATGATTGAGAATATGCAAGATGCCTATGAGTGCATTTTCGTATTCGATGTTATCAGACGAATTATCAATGTGTACGACCAGAACAATTATGTAAGGCAAACCGATATTCATATCACCAAGGAAGACCTCATCCGTAGTATCGACATTACGGAGAACGCAGATAATTTATATACCGCAATCAGTGTTCTTGGCGATGAGAATGTCACTATTTCCGCAATCAACCCGCTTGGCGGTAATGTTATCTACAACTTCGACAACTATCTTGACTGGATGTCAGATGGCTTGAGAACAAAGGTTATAGCTTGGCAGAACGCAGTTGAATCAAACAAGCAGTCGTACTATGACATGAACTTGCGGTATTATACCAAACTCGAACAGGCATCCAACTATCATATGGAACTTCAAAAGATTGCGGCACAAATCACTATGTATAGACGCTGCAGAGACAATATCGTGGCAGAGTCAAGCACTGACTTGGTTGGTAGCTATAACACAGTAATCGTTGAGAACGGCGGTACGCCCATTGAGGTATATGAGGAAATCGGGCAGGTATTGGCTGAAATTGATAACCTGATTGCTTTATGCGAAGACACTCAAGAAGACACAACGACTTTGCTGGATGCAGTAAACGCAGAGCTATCAACGCTCAAAGATTCTATCAGCGCTGTTCATACATCTTTGTCTATGACAAACTACTTCTTTGCTTCCGAATACGAGGAGTTATGCAACTACATCTACGAGGGTAGTTACACCGACGAGTATGTTGTTATTACGGACATTATGTCCTACCCCGAAAAATTTGAGCAAATGAAGGTTTTATACGATAGAGCCGAGATTACCCTGGAAAAAGCTTCAAAACCTACGCAGGAGTTTAACATCGATGTTGAGAACTTTATCTTTGTCAAGGAGTTTGAGCATTGGAGCGAACAGCTTGAGACTGGCTGCTTAATCAATGTAGAACTTGAACAGGATGAGGTAGCCCTGCTCTTCTTGTCTAACATTACTGTTAATTATGACGACCATACTTTGAGTATGACTTTCGGTAATCGCTTTACGAAGTTTGACCCAAAGTCTCTCTTTGAAGATGTACTCGGTAATATTAGCAAGTCTGCCAACACGCTGAACTACATCAAGGATATCCTCTATCCTATAAAGAATGGCGAGTTGAACTATATGCGCGAGGCGTTGGATACATCCAGAAATCTTACAATGCAGGCGGCTCTGTCCTCTACTGATGAGGAAGTTATCATTGATGGTTCCGGTTATACCGGAAAGAAGAAACTTGAAAATGGTACCTACGACCCGAGGCAGGTAAAGATTACAGGTAAAAGCATTGTGTTCACTAATGATGCCTGGGAGACCTGCAAGGTTGCTATTGGAGAGATATTACTTGGTGACAATGAAACAGCTTATGGTGTCAATGCAGAAGTTCTCATCGGCGATATCATTATGGGTAACAACTTACACATCCTTGACAACGAAGGAAATGACCTTCTAACTGTGACTGATAATAAGATTGCTTCAAAAGTTAGTGATGTTATCTACGGCGACGACGACCAACTGCAATCTGATGGTAGCGATAGTATTATCAAAAAGATTGCTGCTGTTGAGCAGACCGCAGATGGTATCAATATTATCGTTGAGCAAATTGCTGTCGAGAATGCAGACGGTACTTATAGTGTAGATGTCGACCAAGTTACAACAAGAACAGGATATACATTTAATCAAGACGGTTTGACGATTTACAAAAGCGGTGAAGAAATCAAGAACCTACTTGATAACACAGGAATGTATGTCACTCGTTCTGGAGAAGAAATTTTAACAGCTAACAACGAAGGAGTTAGAGCAATTAACTTAACGGCAAAGCAGTATCTCATCATCGGAGAGAATAGTCGTTTAGAAAACTATTCAAACGGTACAGACACAAAGAGAACTGCTTGTTTCTATATCGGAGGATAAGGAGGTGGACGAATAATGGCATTAAGCGGTAGCTTTTCACAATACCCCGTAACAGCATCATATGGTAATTTCGGTCTGTATTGCGAGTGGACTGGTTCCCAAAGTTATAGTGGTAACTATACCGACATTACCCTTAAGGTATATGTAAGATACTGGGAATTATATGTTGGTGCTCGTAGCGACAGCACGGTATCAATCAATGGAGTATCTGAAACATACACGGCGGCTGCAATCAGTCACGATGCTAACTCTGACTATTACAAGCTGATTAAGACATATACCGTGCGTGTCAAACACAATGCTAATGGTAAGAAGACAGGAGTTAAGTTATCAGCATCGTGGCGTATGAGCGGTACTTATTCTGGCGTTAGCGTTGGAACAATTACAGCATCAGCCACTATTGACCTTGACGCAATCCCGGTCTATAGTCTGTCCGTCTCCGCAGGAACCGGAAGTAGTATTACTGTAAACAGAACATCCTCTGGATTTGGCGGTACCGGAAACCTGTCGAACGGTGCAACATTATACACTGGCGACAAACTGAAGATTACATTCACGCCGAGTACGAACTATGCGATTCATACACACAAGGTTAACAATACAACCTTCACATCTGGGAATACACATACCGTTTCTGGTAATGTGTCCGTTGTCTCTACCGCACAGGTGCTCGCATCTTCCGTTGGAGCGACAAACGCAAATATCGGTGCTGTATCAACAATCACCATTACAAAGTATAACACGAGTTATTATCACACTTTACAATATAGTTTTGGCAACCTGTCTGGGTATATAACGAGTAGCGGTGGGGTCTCTTCAAATGCATCTAAATTTAGCGGAACGAGTGTTGCGTTCACGATACCAACATCATTCTACGCACAGATACCCAATGCTAAAACGGGCAAATGTACGATAACCTGTAAAACATACAGTAGTTCAAGTAGCTCAACTCAACTTGGGAATGCGACTACTTGCCAAATCACTGTAACTGCTACTGGCTCGCCGAGTGTAAACGGCACTGTGGTTGACACGAATGCAACCACTATTGCATTAACAGGAAACGCGAACAAGCTTATCCGTTATAAATCTACAGCGGTTGCTACGATTTCTGCTACGGCTCAAAACTCGTCTACAATTTCAACAAAGTACATCAATGATATTGCCCCAAACTCAAGCAATCAGCGTACATTCAGTGGCGTATCTACAACTTCGTTTGTGTTCAAAGCAACCGATTCAAGAGGATATACGGGACAGAAAACCGTTACGCCTGCAATGGTGTCATATATCAATTTAACATTAAATCCGATTATCACACGACCCACACCGACTGGTAGCGAAATCAAAATGACATTTACAGGTGATTATTACAGAGGTTCATTTGGAGCATACTCAAACACCCTTAAAATTCAGTATAGGTACAGAGAGTCTACATCTACCACTTGGTCTTCTTGGGCGACAGTTGCGTCTACAAATTATTCGATTGGCACACAGACTTACTCTACGCCGTCTGCAATCTCTCTTGGCACAAATTTTGACTATCAGAAGTCGTATGTGTTCCAAGTAAGGGCAACCGACGGCACGGAGGATTATCCTCTCTCTACTGTTACTAAAACGGTAACTGTTCAAAGGGGTATCCCTGTTTTTGATTGGGGCGAGGACGATTTTGAGTTTCATGTCAATGTGAAGATTAGCGACGGGAGTTTGAAAATCGGCAACACAACAATAACAGAAGCACAGCTTCAAAGCCTTTTGGCACTACTTTAAGAGAGGGGTGATGTTATATGGCACTGAGTGGCAGTTTTATCAATATCCAGTATCTCAGTTTGGATTATATTGCGAATGGAGTGGTATACCCAACACACGAACAAACAGTACCAGAATTACGGTTGATGTATATTTACGATACTACAACATCACCACTGGTCAGATTGACGGGTCAATATCAATCGACGGCGCATCGGAAATGTTCACAACGCCTACAATTAGCGATGCAAACGCAAATACTTGGACAAACATTCTTTTAGGGTCGTTTACAAAAGATGTTTCACACGAAGCGGACGGCTCTAAAACCGGATTGGTATTATCCGCATCTCTTGCTTATCACAATACATACGATGGAGAAGATATTGGTGATATTGTTGCGACAACCACAGTCGACCTAAACACTATAGCAGTCTATAAATTGTATAAAACTGCTGGTGCAAACTCGTCTATTGTCGTAAATCGCATTTATTCTTCTGCAGGCACCACTGGTGAATTGGCAGATATGGCAACTCTATATGACGGAGATAGGTTAAAAATTACTTTCTTCGTAAGCGACGGATATCAAATTGTCGCACATACAGTCAACGGTTTTGCATTTGCATCTGGCGGCTCAATTATCGTTGACGGCAATATTATAGTCGTGTCTTCCGCACAGGAAATTATACGACAATCTTTCACTCCAGAAAATATGCAGTGTTTTGATACAAAAGGCAGACCGCTCAAAACCCTATGGCAATGGGATAAAGATGTGTCTGTTGTTATCAAGGATATGGCAATCTCTCCTCCACCTGTGTTTCAATTCGCAAATCGTATGTCGCGGGAGACAATTAGCGTAGCATCTACAGTTAATGGAGAAGACTTAATTGTAGAAATACCAAATGTTTTATTGGAGAAACCAGATTCTGTATTCGCATATATCCACAGAAACTCTGGCAACGGGATTGCGAGAACACTCGGTTCTATTTATATTCCCGTAAGAGCAAGAAAACAGCCA